TTAACTGGAGTTTGATAATAGTGGCTGAAGAAGTCGAAATTGGTAATGTAGGTGGTAGTGGTGGTGTAGCCAGTGAAGTAACCTTACAAAAACTTGTTACAGCTATGAATGCTTTAGCAAGACAGCAAGGCGTGAAAACCGATCAATTACAAAAAGCTCAAGACGCTTATGCTAGATCCTTAAAAAGGTCTACACAAGAAATAGAAGATAATACAGATGCGTTTGACGATCACACAGACGCAGTAAGATCTAACATGGGTGTATTCAGTAAAATGGGCGCAGTAATGGTTAGTGCTTTAAAAGGGGCGGCCAATAGTGCATATGGACTTAGTAAAGAACTAGTTGCTGGCGGAGACGAACTTTCTGATTTTACCCAACATATTCCATTAGTTGGAGGAGCCTTAACTAGCGTTGTTAGTATACTTGAAGGCGCAAGAGATAATTTTAGAGGTCTTAGTGAAGTTGGTGCTGGATTTAATAACAGCATTGTTGAAATTACCAAGCAAGCAGGACTATCTGGTTTAACATTAGGAAAATTTAACGAATTAGTGTTAAACAGTTCTGACTCAATGATGTTCTTTGGTGGCACAGTAAGTGGTGGTGCCAGAGAGTTTACACAACTAGCAAGACAAATGAGGACTGGAGGTATTGGTTCTAACCTACTCTCTTTAGGTTTTACAGTAGCAGATCTGAACGAAGGCTTAATTACAACAACAGCTCTTGAAGCAAGAGTTACTGGACAGCGTATAAGAGATGAACAAGCACTTATTGGCACTTCACAAGAATATCTAAAAGAAATAGATAAATTAGCAAAACTTACAGGAATAAGCAGAAAACAAGCACAACAAGAAATGTTGCAAAATGCTCAAGAAGCAAACGTAGCAAGAATGTTAGCTGATTTAGATGAAGACGGCAGAAGAAATTTCCAAGCAAATATGGGATTTGTGTCAGCAAATATGGGGCAATATGCTGGTGCTTTTAAAGATCTAGCTGATGGGCTACCACAAACTGAACTTGGAATAGCAATGAAGTCACTTGTTCCTGAGTTTGCTGAACTAGCAGAAGCGTCAGCTACTGGAAGAATATCACAAGCAGAGTTTATTGAGAGAATACAAAATGAGGTAGGTCCAAAACTAACTAAGTTTGCCGGAACATTTGATGCAGCGGCTACTACAGCATTAATGGGTGATACCACCCTGGGTGGTGTTTTCAGCGGGCTGTTTCAAGTCAAAGAAGTTATGGCGAAAGTATTTGATCCTAAGGCGGCAGAAGAAGAACAAAAAAGAAGAGAAGCAATAACAACTGCTTTACAACAATTTGAAACAACAATTGGTGAAATTAGAGCCAAAGTGTTTACAGCATTTTTTGCTGAACCAGATGGTATTGGAACTAGATTACAAAACTTTTTAGAAAGTGTAAAGCAAGAAGATGTTGATAGATTTAATAAAAATATTAATAACTTTATAGATAAACTTACAGGAGCTGATCCATTGTCAGCATTTGACGGTATGTTTACTACAATTAAAAACACATTTATGGATATAATGTTTGGAGAATTAAAAGACGGTTTAAAAGAAGATTCAAAAGAACGTACAGGAGGATTATTCAAAACATTAACAGAAACATTTATGGATACTATGTTTGGAGAAATAACTGAAAATGGACAAAGGGCAGGTGGACTGTTTGACAGTATAAAAACATCAATTGTAGACGGCTTCAAATCCATTATGGAAAATCCAGCATTGATCAAAGCATTAGAAGATGGTTTTAGATCTTTGCTTACTACACTAAATGAATCAAGTTTTATTATGGACATGTTGATTGATGATAAAAAACTACAAAAACCAAAAACAAAAGAAGAAAAATTTACTGATGCTCAAAACAATCTTGAAAGCATGATAGATGGTTATATAGAAAATAAAGCACAAATGGATGCTAATATACCAGGTGCAGCCTATGGCATGCCTGGGTCGGAAGAAAATTTAAGAAGAGCAATTGATGCTTTTGTAAATCAGGGAGGTGATTTATCTACTATCACATTGCCTGAAGGATTTACAAGACAAATTGGAACAATGAAAGCAATTGGTAGATCTTTGGAACCTAGAAATACTATAGCAAACATACACGCAGGTGAAAGAGTGCTTAATGCCCAAGAAGCTGCATCATATAATAGCACCCAAGCTGGCCAGAAAGGTACTGTAGAAGCACTAAATCAGTTAAATAGTACTATGAACCAAGCTACAGGTTTACTTAATGAAATAAGATTATTAAGTAAAAAACAAGTAACAGGAATACAAGGAATGGGTCACGCCATACAGTAGGATTAATAAATGAGTTGGAAAAGATATTTTACACCTGTTGAGACTGGATCTACCAGCAGTCCGTTATCTATGACAGGAACACAACCAGGTCCTGCTAGATCAAACTATAGCAGTTTTTTGCCTGATGTATACACAGGCGCACCAAATCGTGTTGAAAGATACGGACAATACAATGTTATGGATATGGATAGTGAAGTAAATGCTGCACTTGATATTCTAGCTGAATTTTGTACACAACAAAATCCAAATAACAAAACATCTTTTACACTAGACTTTAACAACAATGCCACTAATACAGAAATTAAAATTCTAGAAGAATACTTACAGCAGTGGACAAAGTCAAATGATTTTGGCACAAGAATGTTTCGTATTATTAGAAATGTTTTTAAATATGGTGATGCTTTCTTTATGAGAGATCCAGAAACTAAAGTTTGGTACTATGTTGACCCAGCAAATGTTTCTAGTATTATTGTTAATGAAAGTGAAGGCAAAAAGCCCGAACAATACATAGTTAAAAATATAAATTTTAATTTTGTTGACAAAGTAGCAACAACCCCTTATACAACCAATGGCAATGTGACTGGAGGAGGTGATGGTTATCTTACAGGTGGTGTAAGAGGTATGGTTGGTAACAATGCTCAACAGTCTAGTTCACGTTTCGGCGGACATGATAAAACTAAAGAACATGCTATCAAAGCTGAACACATGATTCATTTAAGTTTATCAGAAGGACTAGACAACAACGCTCCGTTCGGTAATTCACTACTAGAAAGTATCTTTAAAGTATACAAACAAAAAGAATTACTTGAAGATGCTATTATAATTTACAGAACACAGCGAGCACCTGAAAGAAGAGTTTTTTACGTTGATGTAGGTAACATGCCATCACATTTGGCCATGCAGTTCGTAGAACGTGTGAAAACCGAAATCCATCAGAGACGCATTCCTAGCAAAACTGGTGGAGGCACTAGTGTAATCGATAGTGCTTATAACCCCTTGTCAACAAACGAAGATTATTTCTTTCCGCAGACTGCTGAAGGTAGAGGATCAAAAGTTGAAACACTACCAGGTGGTACTAATCTTGGTGAAATTGATGACTTGAAATATTTTACTAACAAACTAGTTAGAGGATTACGTATTCCAAGTTCATATCTGCCAAGTGCTGCACAAGATGAAGGACAAACACAATTCAATGATGGTAGAGTAGGAACTGCTTATATTCAAGAATTACGTTTTAACAAGTATTGTGAACGTTTACAAAATCTTATGATTAATGTGTTTAACCAAGAATTTAAAAAGTATTTGCTAGAAAAAGGTGTAAACATTGATATTTCAATGTTTGATCTTTTATTTCAACCACCTCAGAACTTTGCTAGTTATAGACAAAGTGAATTAGACAATCAGCGTATAGGTACATTCGCTCAAATACAAGCAATACCATTTGTTAGCAACAGATATGCTATGAAACGTTTCTTAGGATTAACTGATTCAGAAGTTGCTGAGAACGAACGCATGTGGAGAGAAGAAAATGATGAAAGTCTTAATCTTGCTCCAACAGATGCGAGTGCTGAAATGCGCGGCGCAGGTGTAAGTGGCGCAGGTATTGAAGCAGATTTAGGCGCAGGCGTAGATGAAGCACCTGATACTACTGATCCTACAGTTGAACCAGAAGGACAAACTGGTGATCCAGAAGCGGCAACAACAGCAGTAGATACAGCAGAGGAATAAATACTTACATGATACTAAGAGAATTTTTCTATTTTGATAAAAACACAATTGAGCCTATTGAAGATAAGAGCTACGATGCTACCAGTGACGAAAGCATTGTAAATCGTGATGATGTAAGAAAAACTAGATTAACTCTAAAACAAATTAATAAAGCAAGAACAGCGGCAGAGTTACATAACGAAGAAAAAGAAAAGGAACTAGTATTCATACGTCAAATGTATGGTATCCAGACACAGCCTGAAGTATAGGGTTAACAATGACAGTAGCGTTCGTACTAGGTAACGGAACAAGCCGTAAGAACTTAGATCTATCTCATTTAAACAAATTCGGAAAAATATACGGGTGTAATGCTTTGTATAGAGAATATAGTCCTGACTACTTAGTAGCAGTTGATGTAAAAATGATTTTAGAAATTAACGAACATAAGTTTCAATTAGAAAATGAAGTTTGGACTAATCCTAACAAACAGTATAGAGGCTTTGAAGGATTTCATTATTTTCAACCTAGCAAAGGTTGGAGCAGTGGTCCAACTGCTTTATGGTTAGCAAGCACACATGGACATGATACTATATACATATTAGGTTTTGATTTTCATGGAGCAAAAGACGACAATGGACAACGTACAAAAGTAAACAATTTGTATTCTAGCACAAGAAATTATAAAAAATCAGGAGAACCGGCAACGTATTTTGGCAACTGGGAAAGGCAAACTGCTTCAACTATCAACGGGCACGGACAGATACAGTACGTTAGAATCAGACCAGATGATGATCAGTTTGTACCTAAACACCTACAAAAATGTAACAATCTTTCACACATTACAGTAAGTGAATTTAAAAGATATTACGGTTTTTAGACGGTTTGAAATCAAAACGAGTCGTTTTGACGCCGTTTCAGCACACTTTTTTAATCAAAATGTAAATAATATTAGACAGCCTTACCAACAAAACTATTATAGGAGAAAATAATGGCAGACCAAAGCAAACTCGAGCAAATGCTCGAAAAACTAGTTAATAATGACCGCGATGGTGCGGATTCATTATTCCACGAATTTGTAATTGAAAAATCACGTTCTATCTACGAAAAAATGTTAGAAGACGAAGCAAAAGATCTTGAAGTAGATGAAGCTACTGACGAAGAAGTAGATGAAGCTACAGATGAAGAAGAAACAAACGAAGCTACTGATGAAGAAGTAGACGAATCTTCAGATGAAGAAGAAACAAACGAAGCTACAGACGAAGAAGTTGACGAAGCTACTGATGAAGAAGTAGACGAAGCTTCAGACGAAGAAGTAGACGAAATGACAGATGAATTTGCTCCAGAAGCAGACATGGACGCCACAGACGATATGATGGGCGATATGGGTGCTGATGATGAAGCAGACGAAGAAGGTGACGACGACATGGAAGACCGTGTAGTTGACCTAGAAGATGCTCTTGATGACCTAAAAGCAGAATTTGAAAAAATGATGGCTGACAAAGATGGCGATGAAGGCGACGATGACGACGCTGACATGGACATGGATGATGAAGGTGATGAAGACAAGGAAGAAGCTATTGAAGTTCCTTCCGAACTTAGCGTACAAGACGAAATGCCAGCTTTTGAAGGTAAAAAATCAGAAGGTGAGCAAATGCGCGAATATGTTGAAAAAGTTGCGTCACCAAAAGGTGAAGACAACAAAGCTAAAAGCCCAGTAGCAGGTGCTAACAATATGGGTGGAACAGCAAGCAACATTGCAGCAGGCGGAGAAGGCGATACTAAAGGTTCAGCTATGTCAGCAAAAGAAGAAAATGCTGGTAACGTAAATGTACCTGGTGGTAAAGCATCAAAGTCAATGTCAAACGCTAAAGCGGCTGAAAAGTCGGAATCAGGTGCTGACACAAAAAGTCCAGTCGGCAGCTAATTGAGGACGTTAGATGTTAAACTTAACTGAAACACTATCATTCGACCAAGCAAAGATGGTCGTGGAGACTACTGAAAACGATACAGGTGGTAAGGACCTGTATCTCAAAGGTATCTGCATTCAAGGTGGTGTGAGGAACGCAAACCAACGTGTATATCCTGTAACTGAAATCGGTAGAGCTGTCAACACGCTCAACGATCAAATTAAAGGTGGGTATAGTGTATTAGGTGAAGTTGATCATCCTGAAGGACTCAATATTAACCTAGACCGTGTTTCACACATGATTACGGAAATGTGGATGGACGGACCAAATGGTTATGGAAAATTGAAAGTTATCCCTACTCCAATGGGACAACTAGTACAAACAATGTTGCAAAACGGAGTTAAACTAGGTGTTTCCAGTAGGGGTAGTGGTAACGTAAAAGAAGATGGAAGCGGCGAAGTCAGCGAGTTTGAAATTATTACAGTTGATGCCGTCGCACAACCAAGTGCTCCGGGAGCATATCCAACTCCCGTTTACGAACACTTAATGAATACTCGTGGTGGGTATAAGGCATTCAATATGGCTCGCGAACTAAACGGCGATGAAAAGGCACAAAAATACTTAAAGGAATCGTTGATTAACATTCTCAACGGTCTTAAATAGGAGAAACCAAATGTTAGATGCACTGAAAGCACTTTTTGAAAACAATGCTATTTCAGAAGACATCAGACAAGAAATCGAAGAAGCATGGAATGCCAAAGTTCAAGAGAACAAAATGGCAGTCACTGCTGAACTTCGTGAAGAGTTTGCTCAGAAGTATGAGCATGACAAGCAAACAATGGTGGAAGCCATTGATAAAATGCTTGAAGAAAGACTCGCTGAAGAGATCACAGAGTTTGCTGATGACCGCAACAAATTAGCAGAAGCTAGGGCAAAGTACGCTGTAGCAATGCGCGAAAATAGTGATTTATTAAAATCATTTGTTGTAGATCAGCTTACAAAAGAGATTAGCGAACTTCATGAAGATCAAAAAACGATGGCTTCTAAGTTTGAAAAACTAGAAGAATTTATCGTTGATTCATTGTCTAATGAGATCGCAGAGTTCTACGAAGACAAAAAAGACTTAGCTGACACAAAGGTACGTCTAGTACGTGAAGCTAAAGAACATCTAGCTAAAGTTAAGACACAGTTTATCTCCAGCGCAACAAAGATTGTTGCAGAATCAGTTGAAAAGGGTCTAACTAAAGAGATCAGTCAACTGAAAGAAGACATTGATTCAGCTCGTGAAAACGACTTTGGTCGCAAGTTATTCGAAGCATTTGCTAACGAATATAGCACAAGCTACCTCAATGAAAAATCTGAGACAGCAAAACTACTTAAAGTTGTTGAGTTGAAAGATAAGCAATTAGCTGAAGCTAAAGCAGAAGCTACAGAAAAGGCAACATTAATTGAAAGCAAAGATGCTGAATTGAAAGTTGCTCAAGATTCTGCAAAAAGAAAAGAAGTTATGAATGAGATCCTAGCTCCATTAAATAAGAGTCAAAAGGAAATCATGACCGACTTGCTGGAATCTGTACAAACAGACAAGCTACATAAGCAGTTTGAAAAGTACATGCCTAGCGTTATAGCAGGAAAAGCACCAGCGAAGGAAACTAAGGCAACACTTACCGAAGGCAAAGAAATTACAGGCAATAAAAATGAAAATGACATACAAGCAAGCACGGAAACTACTAATGTAGTTGACATTCGTAGACTTGCTGGTTTAAACTAAGGAGAAAATGATGTCAGAACTATTAGAAAGTCGCTGGCAGGATACCAAAACAGCACTTTTAGAAGGCCTAGATGGTAACAAAAAGGCTGTAATGGGTGTTACTCTTGAAAACACAAAGAAGTACTTGGCTGAAGCCGCAGGCGCAGGCGCTACTTCCGCAGGTAATGTTGCTACACTTAATAGAGTTATCCTTCCGGTAATCAGACGTGTTATGCCGACTGTTATCGCCAACGAACTAGTTGGTGTACAGCCGATGACAGGTCCAGTGGGTCAAATCCACACACTAAGAGTACGCTACGCAGAAGCATTAGACGATGTTACTGCTGGTGAAGAAGCTCTATCACCATTCAAGATTGGTGTAGGTTATTCAGGTGGCGGTTCAACCGACAAAGCTGATGCTACAGCAACACTTGAAGGTACAGCTGGTAAGAAAATGTCAATCCAGATTCTAAAGCAAACAGTTGAAGCTAAAACACGTAAGCTATCAGCTCGTTGGACTTTTGAAGCTGCACAAGATGCTCAAGCACAGCAAGGCATCGACATTGAAGCAGAAATCATGGCTGCATTAGCACAAGAGATTACTGCTGAGATTGACCAAGAGATCCTAGCATCTCTACGCACACTAGCAGGTACAGCGGCTGAAGCATTTGATCAGTCAGGCGTATCAGGTACAGCTACATTTGTAGGTGACGAACATGCTGCACTAGCAGTTCTAATCAACAAAGTAGCAAACAACATTGCAGCTAGAACACGTCGTGGCGCTGGTAACTACGCAGTAGTATCACCGTTCGCATTGACAATCCTACAGTCTGCTACAACTTCTGCGTTCGCAAGAACAACAGAAGGAACTTTCGAAGCACCTACTAACACAAAAATGGTTGGTACACTTAACGGCGCAATGAAAGTATACGTAGACGCATACGCAGGTGACTCAACAGACGTACTAGTTGGTTACAAAGGTTCAAGCGAATCAGATGCAGCGGCATTCTACTGCCCATACATCCCGCTAATGAGCTCAGGTGTTGTACTTGATCCATCATCATTCGAGCCAGTTGTGAGCTTCATGACTCGTTACGGATATGTTGAGCTATCAAACGTTGCTTCATCTCTTGGTAACGCTGCAGACTACTTAGGTAAGATCAGCATTTCCAACGTAAGCTTCAAGTAATCTTAGGTTACTAGATTTTAAAATAGGCCCTACGGGGCCTATTTTTTTGACTAAATATTATTACGTTCATCCCAATCGGGACGGAAGTAGCATTATGCGAAGGAACGCACTCAACTGTAAAAAGGAGAGTGATATGAACTTTAGAGACTTCGAACTTGTTCGCAAAAAAGAACGTACTAGATTAAATCATTTAGCAATCATACGTAAACTTATTAAAGAACGTCGATCTAGACCTCGTTGCGAAAAGAATATTCTAAGTAATGATCCAAGATTACAAAAAATATAACTTTTTTGGTAAAAAAAAGGTTGACCTTTGGTAATTTATTTGCTATAGTGTATATATTGTTAATAAACGACGGTTTGTTAATAGCTTTGTGCAAGGAAGAGGCATTTACCAGAGTGTCGAACTTGGCAAGTTAGGGGTGGTACCCAGGCATGGTTGCAGAAATGCGTTGTGTCACATCGCTCTCCCGAGCGGAACTTGGCTCCCTGGCTTTGAGAATGGTATCTCGGTCGAGGGGTTGGAGGTGAACCCAGTCCTCCCAAAGCATTATTATAAGG